CTAACGTCCATTTGTTTCATAAGGTCATTTTCTCTTTTAGAGTCAATACCCATCTGTGTTTTAGTCAATGAAGTGTCTGCTCTAAGTTCTGCTAACTCCTCAGTTTGCTCCATTTTCTCATCAAACTGTTGTTGACCCATAAGATTTTTAGATTTCTCCATATTAATCTTTTCTTGGTCTTGTTCTTGTCTAATATTGTTGTCCATAGCCTTTAAATCAAGTTCTCTTGCTTTTAATTTAGCTATTGGGTCTCCGCCATACTCTCCAGTGATCTTAGCTTCTTCATCTCTAAACTCTTCAGTAGATTCTGCAATTAATTTAGCCTTTCTAGACTCTAAAGCCATAGACATTTGCATAATCTGTTGTTGAAATTGCGGGTCTTGTTGCATTTGCGGATTTTGTTGTGCCATTTGTTGCATCTGCATTAATTTTTGTATCTCATCTCTAAATTCTACCTCTAATTGCTCTTGTGCCATCAGTGAAATGTGTTCAAAGATGTTTTTTTCTAAAGTTGCCATAACAACCGGTGAATTTCTTGCAACATTACTTGCCATAAAGTTTAAATGGGTAGTAATATGTGCTTGGTGATCTTGACCTTTGAAAGCTTGGAATGGTTTACTAGACATCGCTAAAATATTCTCGGTTGCAGGGTCTACTGGACTAGGTTCAACAGGTGGTGGTAATATTGCATCAATATTTTTTACACCAATCGCTTGATACATATGTTTATATGCTTCATATAAATTATGCATTCCAGGATTTGATTGTGCTAATTGTAATTCAGTTTGTGCAAGTGATATTCTTTGCGATTGAGAAAATATATTAGGGTCTGCAACAGGGATAATATCTACTTTGTCATCAAAATCAGCTACCATAATATTTCTTTGTCCACCCACAACATCATATGGATATTCTTTTGGTAGATAAGTTTTAAAAACTCCTGCCAATAAATTAAATTCACTTTTCATAGCTACATATAATCGTTTATGTATTGCTGACATGACTCTTGAACCACGTTCTAATAGAGCTATAGTCGTTCCAACAGCTGCTTGTTGGTTGCCATCACCGACCTGCATGTCAGCGATGGAGGCAAATCTCTGCCCTGCCGCAACCACCGTTCCCATCAACTGTAATAAAGTAGCTGAAGGTTCTTTAAATGGTAAAGGCATAAATGCATCCTTGATACTTCCACCAGGTGCATCGACATCTCTGAATTCGCCAGGCTGTATTGACTGAGCCTCATCTCTAACACGTATTCCACGTTGTTTAAATCCTGAAGGCAAGTTACTTAAAGTACCCGCATCCAATAATTGTCTTAATGCAGTAGTTGCTGTTCTAGACAAACCACCGATCATATGAATTAAACCGAAACCATAAAAACCCATTCCAGGTAAAAACTTAAAGTGTACAAAATACTCTTGTTTTTGTTTAGTTGGATCTTCTGCTGTATAGTTTCTTCTAATTGATAATACTTCTCTACTTCCAAGTTCTATTGTTACAATGTATGGAAGTTTAATTCCTGTGTCTTCGCCAGTAGAATCTTTGTCTTCAAATCCTTCTAAATCTAAATCAGTATGTATTTCTAAAACAGTAAATACATCTTCATCTCTAGTTCTCTTAACACCTTCTAGTTCTCTCTCTTTTTTCTCTACTTCTGTTTCTTCATTGTAGCCAGGAGTCAATTCTATATCAACATAGAATCCTGCTACTTGTTTTTTTCTTAAATCATTCTCTGACATTTTAATAACATGAATTACTGACTCTGCATCTTCTAGTGATGTTGCAGTATAAGGTACTAATAAATCATCAGCGGGTACAAATTTTGAAACGGCTCTACCAAGTAGTTCATCGTAATAAACTTTCTTAAACGCAGAGCCGCTAAGAGGTAAATAAAAAAGCATTTGATCGAACTCGGGTTCATACTCTTTCATCACATCCATGAGCTGATAGTTCATGAATTCTTTGACTCTAACTGACTGATCTTCCTTTTGTCTATTGGCTAAACCAATAACTCTAGTATTTACAGGACCAGTAGCTGGTAGTAATTCTTTGTAAGCTTGCGCTTGAAATTGTGTAACTGCTTCTGCAAGAACTGGGTGTGTTGCACCGGAAGCACCTTGGAAAGGTTGAGTGGGGTTCTCGTATTTAAATCCTAAAAGGTCTAAACCTTTAGTATAAGAATCTTCCCAATCTTTTCTAGCAGATTTATACGTCATGTAATTTTCTGCTAACTCTGAACCTAATTTTCCTAAAACATCTTCTGGTAATAATTCTGCTAAGTTATCTCCATGACCTTCTCCGCCTGGTTGATTAACTGCTGATGGGTCAAAATTAATTGTAGCACTTCCATCTTCTTCTTGGACTACATCAATATCTTCTGGTCCAACTTGTGCTTCAGCTGTTTCTTGTTCTGATATAGCAACTTCCTCGTCGCTAGGTGTCTTAAGTTCTGTCTCTACGTTTGGTAGAGCTTTGTCCATATCTGCCATTTATATTCTCCGAGTTCTCTATTGTTGTAGACTGTTTTAAAGGAACATTCAAGCCTTGTGAGTCCGGTCCTCTTAATGGTGGGATTTCCTTCAATTTAACATGTTGCATATTTGCAACAAGTGTTTTATTTTTAACCGTCATCGAATAACCCCCTTCCTGCTTTTTTATTTTGATACATTTCATATCCACTGATACCAGCAGATAAAGCAAGACCCGGTAATCCAAATCTTCTTGATACTGTTTTAAGCATTGTAGGACTTATACCTAATCTCATAATACTCGAAATTCTTGGGCCCGCAAATCTTGTTGCTTCTTTTGATAAAGATCCCGCAAATGCAGGGCCTAAATAATTTAATGGGTTAGTTGCAATCTCACCTGCTGAATCTCCGTCAGCAATTTGTTGACCAATGTATAATGGTTCAAGAGCTAACATTCCTAATGGTGTTCCCGTAGCCGCGAGTCCTTTTCCCAGAACCCCGGACAAGGGACCTGTGGCTGCTCTAAATGGACTGACTCTATTTTTAGGAATAGGTAATTTGTCTGCATCTAAACGTGGTCCACCTAACGGACCTTTTCTAACTCCTGATCCAGTTCTTTGTCTATATAATTCTGCCCCACCTGGTACCATACCTGCTGCAGTTACTGCACCGATAGCTGGTAGTTGTGCATCACCAAATGCTGTAGAGTTTGGTTCTGGGCTTCTATCTTTTATAGGGTCTGTTATCATATCAATTAACATATTCTTTTGTTGGTTCTCGTTTGATAAATAAGTTGATGGATCATCGTTTCTAAATTCTTTAACAAGTCCCGCGGCTGCGGCACCGGCTGCAGCGAACGCTCCAAACCTTCCACCTTTTTTGGCAACAGATAAAAATTTACTGGCTGCGTTTTTTACTTTTGCCATTGCTGAACTTGTTGCGGGTGCTTCTTCAAAAACTTGTGCGGCTTTAACTGGATTGTTATCTATTGCAGCTCCACAATCTCCAGGTAAACCACCACGAGACAATAAACTACAATAAGCTAATTTTTCTTTATTTGTTAAATTTTTAACAAGTCGTTTTAAATCTTTTGGTTCTATCCCTAGTTCTGGAACATTGGTATTAAGTTTATTTAAATCAATACCTGCTTTAGCAAATAATTCTGGGTTTGCTTTAGTATATGCAGGAAGCCTTGTAGATAAATCTTGTTGCTGAGTCAAAGCATCTGCTATTGATTTTCTAACATCTAGTTTTTCAAAAGGTTTTGAACCATAATCAAATTTTGTAAAAGTTTTGTCTACTTTTCCAAAATTAATATTTAAATCTTTAGCTATCTTATTTATAGATTTAACTTTTGAATAATCTCTGTTTTTAATTGCATTACCATAACGTTCATCAAGGACTTTTTTAAAACCTTTATTCATCTGTGCTGTCATTGGATTAACTATAGTTAATTGTGCTGGAGTAGCGTTAAAAAATGTTTTTAAAGTAGATCTAGCTAGAGGGTGGTCTAATTCAAAAACAACATTAGGATATTTTTGAGCAATTACATTTCTTACTTTATTATAATCGTTCCAGTTTGCTCTCATAGCTTTCCATTTTTCTGGATTGTAAGAAGGGTT